ATCATCTCTGCCGGCATTAATTGTAGGTTGTCCGGAGTATATTGTTGCATCCTTATTAGGAAATATCTTATATATTGACATGTATGATTTTTTAGTACGTTACGACTCTTCCTTGTATATCTGTGTCTAAGTATTTTACTTCAAAAATAGACGGGTCTAGAGACGGGTATATAATACCGTTCAGTGTAGCCGCACTTATGTCGTAATCGTATTTAGAGTATCCGCTAGCCTCTCCTGTATTGTTTGTTATAGTTACTTTCTGAACTGTCTGTACGCCTGTTACTTGATCTAGAGCTGTATACAGTTCTGACATTATTATAGGTTGGTTGATTTGCCATTTATCAATATTAAAGTAATCTTTAAGTACTGTTAAACATTGTGCTAGTACATCCCTACTTGAATAGTTTGGACGTAGTATAATATCAAAAGATACTCCTATGTTTATTACATACGCATCTTTAATGTTAATCGCATCTGTTAGCATTCTATACTGTGAAATATAGGTCTTCAGATTTTGCTTTAATATATAGGAGGGTTGTATTAAATGCTTACTACTATCGTATGTAAGTACATATAAAGAAGCTGCTAAAGGGTCTTGTGTCGCTGTATCCAGTCCTGTATCTTGTTTAAATACAATATCATCTTTAGTTATAAAAGCTTTCGCTACCTGTCCGAACTTAGCTGGCATGTTATATGCAAATGCTAGGTAATCTTGTTGTGTAACAGCTCTCATCTGAGCTGGATATTGATTTAAAGTATTTAATCTTAATTGCTCTATCGTATCTCCGTCACCACCACCAGCTGCTTGGCTCGGGTTATTAACTGCTAGAGATTGTAGCACTTGATTACCTTTTACGCTATCTACAAGACCGCCATAAAAAGCTGAAGTATAGCTGTTAACTTTAGTTAATTCGTTACTAGGTACATTTGAAACTGCTCCACCACCTACTATATACTCGATTGTTAATGTTGTATTATTTGGTGCTAGTCCGTAAGTATTTGTAGTTGTAAAGTTTGTTGGATCGTAAGCTACGTTTAGTTTACTTAAGCTATCGATAGTAGTTGGACCTACCATAGCTGGATTAGGCAATAGCGGTTCGTCTGCTTGTGTGTTAATTCCAGATCCAAATTCAAGTTCCAAGATACCATTTGATTTAAATCTTGTAGTAAATCTACGCGGTACTTTCATAAGCTGAACTACGTACGGTACTGTACCTGCATCATTATAATAGTCGGGGTTTAGTGACGGTATATTTTGAGTGGCATCTAATATTTTATCTTGTGCTAGGTAAGGTACTTCATACCATTTATTACCATCGCTATCTGTAACGTTTACGATTTCTATAATACTACTATCTTCAATAGTTACAGTCTGAAACTTCTGTGCTGCACCAAATTCATAATTAACTGCCTTAACTGTACCTGACTGCGCTTTTACTACTTTCTTTAGTAAATAGTAAAGCGGATCTCCGTTACTATCGATACTGTATACCGATATATCTATTGGATCAACTGAAGAGGATACTGAAAAGTTTACTTTTTCTGGTATGTAGAAATTAACATTATCTGCTGTTGGCGAGGATACTTGCATCCCTTCATTGATAATTAAAGCATAATTAGGATCCGGTACGGAATTATTTGCGCTTCCTGAAGCAGGTAGTATCTGGTATACGTCTAGATTAACTGTTGCTGCAGAAGTAACCTTTGGTTTATACCCTAGCATATAAGCCATGGTATATAGGTTATCATTCTGCTTTGCGTACTGTAAGAATGTTTCTTGTAGCTGGTTATCTAAGTAGAAAGACATTACATCTCCTACATAAGCAGCCATCTCAATAAACATCGTACCTGGAGATGCAGAGGAGAAGTCGTTGTAGGCTGTTGGAAAATACGCTTTAGCATATTCAATTAGCGCTGCTCTGAAGTCAGTGAAATCTTTATTTAAATACTTTATATCTTTAGTATCTGTATTATTACTGGCCATTTGCAAAGTTTAGTATGATTTCATCAGTTTGTCCAGTATTCGCTATGCTATAGCTAAATACTATGTTAATTGTATTATTATCGTAATTTGGCACTACTTTTAAAGTATCGATTATAACATTAGGAAAGTAAGCTTCTACTCCACTTCTTACAGTAGATTCTATTCTATAGGCAGACTCTGTTGTAATCGGTTCAAAAAGCTGCTCCCTTAATCCTGCTCCGAAAAGAGGTTGAAATACCCTCTCTCTTTTACCTGTAAGTAGGTAGTTGATTATGTTATACTTAATCTGATCTTTAGTTGTAAATACCGATGTAAATACTCCTGGTGATGAGAAGGGTATAGATACTCCTATAGCTGTACTTGGTTTGAGGTCTAGGGGGTTTATATTTACTGCTTGATATGCCATTAGATTTCTCCTCTATTTTTCATTGTAGCCATTAAATTTGAAAAGTCTGGTACTGCATCTATAGTTACCTGGCTTACATCTGCTACAGGATGTGAAGTAGTTAGCATTTCAGCTACTGAATCAACAACTCTAGCCTCTCTTTCAAACCCTTGCATTCCTCCTATCATTTGGGGGAATCCTTGAGCTATATTTGAATCAGCATTAACCATTGTTCTATACTCATCTGCATCCATACCCATAGCTGTTTCTGCTAGAAGTCTTTTGATAGGATCTTGAGATGATAGGTCCGGATGTGCTGATGGTGCTGGAGCTGGCTTCCTAGTCGGTATAGATTCTTTTAAAGATTCTTTAAAGCTAGATCTTGCTACTCCTGGTGCAACTTTTGCTGGCTGACGTATTTCGCTTAGTACTGATTTTATTTCCTCTCTAAAAACCTGTCTAACCTCTTCCCTAATTAGTTTTCTGAATAGATCTAGTTTACTCATATTAATAAATATTTTTAATTTCTAAAATGTAACCCTTTCTTATTTTAATTTACCTAAAAGCTGTTTGCTTTGTCGGGACCTTACCGTCTTTTGCATCTAGCTTTATTTGCTGAGCATTATCAGTTGCAAACTTAGCTAAATTCTTACGTGTTCTTTTTTGGAATTTCTTACCGCCCTTCTTAATGCTTCTTATAAAGTTACTTATCTCTGCATTAATATCTACGGATGTCTGATTTAACTCCTCTTCATTAGCTAGCCCTATTGATTCGTAGACTTCGTCATCAGATTGTTCTGGAGGGAGACCTGGGACATCTACTACAGGACCTGTATCTAGTTTAGGAGGTGTACTTTTTAATAGTAGCTTTAATTCTTCATATATTACTTCAAGATTTGTCGCAAAAGTGACTTGCGTCTCTGCTACGAGTACCCCTTTACTATCTGTAGCAATCCCTCTCCTTCTCTTATACTTTATACCTCCATCTACTACTTCTTCTTCTACTATCTTAAGTATATATCCGTTATAGGTTCGCTGTTTACCTGTATTATCTGCTTTCGCTTTAGCATACTCAGCAGTATACCCATCTAGCTTACTCTGTGTGAGTTCTAAATCTTTTTTTACAGCTAGCAAGTCTTCCAGGAGCCTTGGGTCTGTTCCAGTTTTCGGATCAGATATAATTTCACAAGACCGTAGATTAAGTATTAGTATGTCTAGTAGTGATATAAGTTCCGATATTTTAGCAGAAACGCCTATTATAAAGTTGTATACTAATTCTACTATACTGATTATTTGAGTTACCCGCTTTGTTGTAGCTTCTAGAAATTTTTCAATTCTCTGTAAGGCGGAGGATAGTGTTTGAGTTACTGATGATGTTACAAACATTAATGGTATTGGTATCGCTTTCAGTACTTTTACTAATATACCTAGCACTTTTAATAGTACCTGTAATACTGTCCCTATTGTCTGTAGGATTTTTACATAGCTTAGAAGCTTAAGTGTTATTTTATTTACAGCTTTTAGTAGGTTTGATAGGTACCTTATTGCTGGTATTATTTGAGCGATATTTATCTTCTTCTGTAGACCTTGTATTTGGTTATTTATATTTATTCCACTAGCTCTTGAAGCTAAGTCCAGTACATTCTCGATACTGTTAATAGATGATATCGAATCTAACGTAGATTTTACTCCACGAATCTTACCTAATACTCTCTGTATATCTGCATTAGGGATCGTATTAAGATCTGTATATTGCGATATTGACCCTCTAACATCGTCTAGATAGTTTTTACTATTAGCGAGCTGTGGTACTATTGTTACAGCGTCAGTATCGATAGTACTTGAGAGTTCGTTTAGGGATTTAACGAATTCATCTGTTGCAGGTGTTTGGCTAGTAGATCCGCTAGTCTCTGCCGCTACTTGAGCGAGTGTTGCTCTGGTGCTATTTCGATTGTTTATAAACTCCGTATGGGTCTTTATAATTGTGTCTATTATTTGCGTATTGTTAATTTTATCTATAGAACCTGCAGGGTATCTATAATAGGAGTATACTACTAGATCTTTAATCCCGGTATTTACCGTTATTCCGCCGTCGTCCTTGTATGTTACTGTTGCTCTCTCGAGCTGTGTGGTTACCGTATCAATCCTGCCGGCGTCGTTATAGGTCCCTCTAGCTGATAATGGTAGTGGCGGTAGCTTC